ATTATCCCAGTTGGCTTCATTAATCTTATTCCGTTTAGCAAGGATATCTTGCAGATTATCCCCAATACCACTGAAGCTTCTTCGAGCGCTCTCAAAGGCAGCAATAGTATTGCTAAAATCAGGAGCAGCAATATTCTTCCATGTAATAGGTGCCATTTACTTACCCCCTCGAAGATGCACGAGCACGTTCAATATCACCGCGGTGTACATCATTCAATCGTTTCTGTTCATCAAACTGACTGCTGAAAGCATTCTTTTGAAACTTCAAAGCATCCTTACCAAGTTTAAGCTGCTGCATTCCCATATACCCGTCAAGAATACCTTTACCTAAACCAATGAGTGGACTAGCAATACCCATGGTCTGTGAGCCATCTTGAGCTTTTCCACCAAGGAGATAATCCCACCGGGTGAGTCCTTGTGCACCTCCTGTAGTACCGCCGGGTTTAAAGTAATCGGCCAGTGCGCTATCAATACCTCCGATCATTTCGGATTGCATACCTGGGACATTAAAACTGCTACCCGGCATGGTTGGCATATTGAACCCACCACTGTTCATGAAATTGGCACCAGCCGTCAATGCTGCCTGGCCGGCCATTGAACCCATACTTTGAGGTTGACCCCATTGCCCCATACTTGACATAGAGGGTAGTTGAATATTTTCCCAGTAAGGGCTGCGCGTATTTTGTATATTACCGGTCATCAGTGTACTCCTAGTATAAAATTAGTTTAATTGTATTCTGCTTCTGGTAGTTTTAACATAATATCATGATAAACACTAATAACATCTAACACCTTGGTTCCTATATTACCCGTATGAATAGTTCTGTTATAAAAATCATCAGGAGTTTCAAAAGGAACATTAATCATTGTTTGTTTTGAAAGGAAATTAAGTGGATTGTAATTAGATTGCATATCGAGAAGATCAGTTTCATCTTCAAGCAATTCCATCTTTTCTTTTACTTCATCTTCAAAACTTTTAACCTCTTTGTAGAAATCTGCTAATTCACCTTTTACATATCTATTGGCAGCACTGATTAAAGCATTTCCTATATGCAATAATTGCTGTGCTGTTGGCATTGATCCAGCTAAAGATGCCAAGGATTTAATGTTACCTTGGAGCATCCCATAAACAACAATGATTGCTCCAATTATAAAACCAGCTTCTGGACCAATAAATTCAACTACATATTTAAAAGCTACTGATAAAGCTGCAGCTATAGCAACAGTTTTAACCATAGCCCAAAATATTGCTACAGCACCCTCAGCAAGCTTATTGGCAATAGCAGTTGTCCATCCTTGCCCACTGTAAGCAGTAATTGCTACAGCAATAAACATAATTATAATTCGGAATACTTTTGATGCATACCACTTAACTTTAGTTTTCTCGATAGCATTAACTATGAGATACAAAGAGTTAGTATAAATATCATTCTGAACCAATAAAGGTAATTGATTAACAATGCCAAAGTGTACAGGAATAATCAGATTTCCATTATCTGGTTCCTCCTCGTAATCATGTAAAGTAGTGATATATACTTTGTCTTTATACACATAATTTGTGTGTTTTAATCCTCTTACAGTTGTTGTTCTAACCAAAGTTTTTGTTAATTGCGTTTTTAATATAAGGCGAGAGTAGTCTTGATCTTCTGAAGCTGCGGGATCTCCACCGTATTCCCCACTACAACTACCCCAATTAAATGTATCGTTGGCAGGATAGGTGTATACTTTACCATTCTTTACAGCAACAATATCTCCAGCAGGGGCTTGTGTCATATTCCAATAAGTTTCTCTACCTTCATCGTACTCATGAAATGGTATATTTACACCAGCACAAGTAACAGAATCAAAGTTCATATATTGCCCTGGACACATAATCAAAGACTTTCCCCCATCAGGACCGTCAGTTTGAGTATGGTGAAAGTCTGTCTCATATCCACTTACCGGATCAGGTATTTCATAATCTGGTTCTATTGGTTCTCCGGGGGCGGCTGTGTAATCATATATAATTTCCTTGGTAGTAAAGCCAATATTCCCAATTTCCCCTGGTTCAGTTTCAGTAGAAATATAATTAAAACTGACTTCAATATTTAAACCATGCTCAAGAATAGTTACCGCGGGAACTTCATTTACCGGACTTCTAGTAATACGGTTTTTATCTATTTTAATTACTGTCTGAGGCGGAATAGTTCCTTCAACTACAGCATTATTAAAATCAAGTGAAGTAAATTCCTGTACACCATGAAGGTAGTTAAAAAATAATTCAAGGTATCGTAAACTAGGTATATCTTCAGTATTTACACTAATACCAAACATAACCCAGGCATGATCAATTTGAGCTATATCAGGATTGTCGTTGATACTTTCAGCTAACTCATCAATATTAATTTTAATATAATTTAGTAATTGTTTACTGGTTCTGTACAACTCATCATCTATAGTTGTCAGATCAACATTATCATGTCTTAATGGAACAACCGGCATGAATGCATCTTCACCAAAGCCAATCAGAGCAGTAGCTAAATCTGGGTATGTCCCATCTGCTGTGTTGTAGAACCAATAACTATCCCCCCCTCCGGTGTTGTATTTGGCAGCAATGAACTTTCCACCATTTATATAAGCAGGATTAAATGATGTAGTTGTCTCTTGAAAATACTCCGTTTCAATAGTGGTTTCTCCACCATCACCTGAATAGGTATATGTGTATGTATGCGAGTATTCAATTATTGCTTCTGAGCCAGAGAATGTAACATTGGAAACTTGAACCGGACTCAGGCTTGTAGAAGATAAGGGAAATGAGTGAATAGATATGGAGTTATTTTGAATATTGTATCCACGGTTCGCTAACAAATACGGAAATACCGCAATCTGTCCACCAAGATTAGTTAGAAAAGCCCATTCAATAATTACCCCACTAATACCGAGATTTGCAGATATAGCATCTGCAACTGCTTCGTGAGACGCTTGCTGTGCTTCACCCGTTATACCTCCAGGTAATCCTAGACTATATTTTGTCATGGCATATTGATGGATATGTCGAGCTTTAATACCCATACCACCAATCGATTCATTAAGAATACCTGTGGTGAGAGATGTTCCAGATAGCACAGAATACGCAACAACCTCACTTAAGCGATTCTCCACTTGACCCATTAAAGCTACAGCATGTGAGGAAACACTAATCTTTGTTTCAGCCATAGAAATTATCCATAAAAAAAGGAGGGCCGAAGCCCTCCATTATAACTACCATATAACTAATCACAGTAATTAGAGAGACACATCGATACCTGCAGCAGCTTTACCAATAACTTTTTGGATATCTGAATCTCTTAATCCAGAAGGAGTTAATTCACCCACATCTGCTGTTTTACGTACAGACCAGCTATCAACCATAATCTTTGCAAGTTTCTGTTCAGCATCACGAATAAAACCATCAGTCTGGGCTTTATACAAAGCTCGCTGTCGTTCTATTACACCATCTTGCCCTACCTGCTCTTTTTCCGTAGCAGTCCTGGCATCCAATAAGTTGATTTCAGCAATTAGTTTATTAGTCCCACTAACCAAGTTTTCAATCTCATAACCAGTTTTACGTATCAATTCTGTTAAATGGTTTATTTCCATATTGGTTTTCAAAAGTTGTTTAGCCATTAATCCGCCAACAACTGAAGTTTCATTAAAACCCAAACCAAGAGGAATACTGTCAGATGTTTGAGACAACTCAGTAACTGTTTGCTGACGTAACAATCCTACCTCTGCTCTAGCCTTCTGAGCAGCAATGGCTTGCTGTAGAGCAACGCTCAAAGCACCAAGATATACTGTAGCGTACTCTTTACCTGTAATCCTGTTCTTATCAAATTCTTCTTGCAGGTGTACTGATATGGCCTGCATGAATATATCGAATACCCCGGTACCATCCAAGGTACCCGTAGTGATATCACTAATAACGTGATTACTTGGATTAGTTTCAGAAAACTCAATAGGAACAAAATTAATAGGCATAGTTTACATATCCTTAGTCAATGCTGTTATTAGCTGCTTGCTGCAAAGCCAACTCTTTCAATTCCTCGGGAGTAAGTTGAGGAAGAACAACAACATTGAACTCATTAATCAATTTACCCTTCCGGGTCTTCATCCTATTACGGCTATCGGTTGATGTATAAAAAACTTGGCATTTACGCTCAAGGAGTTGTTCATAGATAATGTGGGGAATATGGAACCCAGCTTCCAGATTGAATGGGACATACTTACGCACCGTACCAACTACTGAGTTGGCAACGGTAAAGAATTCCCCTTCCCAATTTTGTTTAGATGGATTCATACAGTTTACAATTACACGGACAAGCTTATGTGATTCAGCCCGTAAACGTGCTTTTTTATCAAGATCACTTTCTACCATTGGTTTTGCTTTTGCTTCAACAGGAACCACTTCTTCTTTTGGTGCTACCTCATTATTCAATACCGCGGCAATCTTTGCACGAAGTGTAGCTACCCCAATAGACGGATGGTAGGACAGCTTCATTTGATCAGCTCTCTCTTTCAAAAGCTTCAACTCCATCTCTTCTGCGGATGCCGCCGATTGTTCCATGACAGAGGTATCTTCTGCCATTTCTGCCGGTGTTTCAATGGCAACTTCTTTCTTTTGGCTCATGAGTATTTCCCAGGTATTTATATTTAAATAAGTAACCACCCCTCCTCTTATTTAAGAGGAGGGGTGATCAGATTACTACTGACGAGCAACAGTCTTGATAAGAGCGATGCGCTCAGGACGGAGAGCCATAAAACCGTAGTACCACTTGATGGACATGAAACCAGTCTCACCAAAAGGATCAGTCTTATCAGCAACACCCTCACCTGGCTTCTTGTGGTAAATCTTGAACTTCACCGTTTTTCCATCGGTTTGAAAACCAATAGTGGTAAAGGAAGAATCACCAACAACGAGCATCGGGTAAACATTGTACTTACCGTTTTCAGTACGGTATCCAGCATTAGTACCTTCAGCAGCACCAGCACCAGCCCAATGCAGCATCTCAGGAACAACGACAATACGGAACTGACCAACGGTACCGATCTCCCCATTAAGAATCTCACCGGCAGAGGCATAATGCTGAACCGGAATGAATGCCTGATTATTGAAATGATCGGTCATCCGCTCAACGGTGGGGATCATCTCAGAACCAGTATACATAATCCGAGCAGACGGAATAGTACGGGTGTCTACCATCCGGCTACCCGTAATAACTTTGGTATGCTTGGGAGTACGGTTGTTGTCCAGATCGATGGACAACCGGGAAAGATCATCATAATCAACTTCGCATACCACACCAGAAGCACCAGAAACCATTGCATTGGTGGTAGCAGCACCAGCATACCGAATAGTACCTGCAGCATTCAGAAGATCGATTTGCAGAGCATCCTCAGTCATCTCTGCGGCACCATAGAGCATTTCCCGATTGATATGGGCTTCCAGCTCATCATCGGTATCAAAATCAAGAGATTCCTGGGTGTACTCCTCAAAGAAACCAAACTTCTCGAAAGTACCCTCAAGCTCTATCCGTTTGAAACCAACACGGTTAACCCGGCCACCAGTCTCACTGAGAGCAGGAAGCTTAGAGGTAATGGTACCGATATCCTTGCTGGAGCCATAGATATTACCAGAACCCTGCAGAACACTTGCACCGAGAACCAGATCAGTAACAGCCTCTGCTTTAGCGGCAGTAGCATATTTTACATTATTGGTGCTCAAGGTAAGAGTAGCAAAACCAGTGCTTGCACTGTCATCCGCACCCGCTACAGCAACAGTTTGAGCTGCCCCAGCATTATTGATGTTATCGTTGATAGCGGCAGCAGCAGCAGCTTTACTTGCATTGGCTATAGAAAAGACCAATGCCGGAAAGTTTACAAAATACTGTGAAGTCGTAATGGATACACCTGCAGCATCAATACCTTGATCGTTGATATTGCGATCATCGAGCAGAGGCATGTAATGGTACAGTTTGATTTTTTTACCGAAGTGTTTCGGCATGGCGGTAACATCAGCCGACTGAGAGAAATATTGAACTTTCTTAAGTTCAATAAGAGACTTCTTCTGATGAAAATCAGTACGAATCTGCGTACCGACACTCGACGGGGATCCGTTAATCGGATCATTATAAATCTGAGCCATGATAGGTAAATCTCCTTATATTTTCTTACATAAAATTATAGTTTAGTGTAGGCCGATGCAGGCAGTTTTTCAAAATCTTCATCTGACAAACTCAGTAGGTTATCAACCGTTTTTTTGGGAGCTGCCGGTTTACCAGAAGTGATCGTTGCTGCCTTTTTTAAAGCTTTGCGTTTACTCTCAACTTCTTTTTTCTGAGCAGTAATCTTCTCGGTATTGACTGTCTGTTTAGGTTCTGGCGGAGTGAGTAGCCCCTGTGAGTGCAAATAATCACCCATTTGTTTGTAGGCTTCAAAGTCAGATATCCCTACCAGTTTGCCGAAGCTACGGGCTCTTTGTACTTCGTTGTACACCTTATCGAATACTCCGTTGCCAATGTGCTCATTAATTATCGAAATAATTTTAGGCGAGGCAGCAATAGCGTTACGACTGGCATCATCCCAAGTTTCACATACAACTTGCAGAGTTTTGGCATATGTTGGGGTTTCTTGAATTGATTCAAGAATTGCCTCCAATTCCATCTCCGTATCACTGATACTTTGGGTCTGCGAGGTGTACTTATTTTCAGCTTCAGTATCAATAGACATGGGATCAATCCCACTGTCTTTGACAAGTTTAGTAATAGCCGCAGGGTTCTTCTTACTTAAATCAATGAGGTAACTGAGTTTGGATTCATCCAGTAACTCGTTACGCTCAAGTAATTTCATAATTTTTAAAGATGGTTTGAGACTTGCCATCTTTTTATGATAATTAGCTCCCATCTGCATAAGGGAGATAATTTCATCAGTACTCTTTACCTGTATATCAATACCATTAGCCTTAAATGGTGCGGTCAATCTATCGTATTCAGCTTTGTAATCAATATCTGGCGTTGTTTGTTCAGGTATACTTGTCTCTTCAGGTTTTTCTTTAATTGTCTCATTAGACTGTTCTGCTGATACTTCTTCAGAATCACCCTCACTTTCTTCACTATTGTCTTCAGCTTCTTCTGTATCTTGAGATTCAGTATCAGAGTCAGAAGTATCGTCATCCCCACTATCAGAGGTATTCGATTCTGGTTCATCTACAACCTCTTTAATAGAAGGTTCGGGCAATTTAGAAAAGTCTTCATCAGACATTTCCATTACATTTATGGAGTCAGTTTCCGTAATTTCATGAAGTTCTTCAACCATGATTATGCCTCTTCAGCGAGCAGCTCTTGTCGTGCTTCTTCAGCATCTTCTATAGCTTTTTCTGCCTGATTAGCAGTAATCAGCACACCGTTCATATATTGCTTTAAGTGTCCGATGGTAATAATCATATTATGAAAATATCGACGCAAATCATCCCTTTGCATATTTGGATCTGCTAAAGCAATAACAACACGAGATGCCTCATCTCTAAGAAGATTTTCAACAAATACTTTTTTAAAATCTTCATTATAGTGTAAGCGCAATAGGGAATCGCCTAATGCTACTTTTTCTTTAGCAAGCTCGATATCAACTTCAAGTTCTACCATTTCATCATCACGGGTCATTTCATTCATTGTTTCGTGTGTCCTCACAAGGAGATTTAACTGTTTACCTACGGTTAATTACTATTTTTCTTACCACTAACAACATTACGGAGAATTTCTCTGTTTTGTTCTGCTAATGTCATTTTTCTCCCATGCGCTTTAGCATGATCTGAATCAAACTCACCGGCATTAGCAGCAGACGGTGTAGTTAAAAATTCAGCAGGACCGCCAAGTTTACCTAATACAATACCGGCTGTAATTTTAGCTGCCGGGGGTAATAGTCTTCTTAGTAGGAAGTAACGCTGCTGCTGCCGTTAAAGCATTAACAACAGTATCTTCAGCAGCGTCTACTGAACGGGGTACAAAAGCATCACCGCCGTCATCACTTGCCCAATCATTTTCTATACGATTAATCAATTCCTGCTGTTTTGACATTTCAGTTAAATTACTATTTAATTGATTCTCAGCTAAATTGATATCATTAATATCTACCTCATCAAAATCAGTATTTGGAATTACAGTTGCATCTTGTCTTGGTTTAATAATCTCTGGTCCTTGTTTACCAATAACTTGTACTGAACCATTAGCAGAAACCATAAGCTCTGGGCCAACCTCACCAACTAGGTAAGGTTTACCTTTATGCACAGGACCACCATCTGCTCTAGCTTCCAGATTATTCACTTTTTTTTTATCACTGGCTTTTGATTCTTGGCTTTTCAGCATGGCCTCTAAAACCTTGGTTTTAGCCTGTGCTTCAGCCTGTGCTCTCATCTTCTCAAGATCACGTTCCTGCTTAACGCCAGACTCTTGTTCGATATAATCCAAATCTTTATTATCAGCGTCACTAGTAAGATTACGTGCTTTTGCCTTTTCTGTGGCAGCTTTGCTCATAGTAAGAAGTGCGTCTGCCTGTTCACCAATTACTTCAACAGAACCAAGTTCAGCTTTAGAAATGAGACTTGCAGCCATTGCTTTTTCTCTTTCTACCTGTGCCTCTAAAAGAGCAATTTCCAACTCTGCCTTTCTAATAGCAAGGGGATCTGGTTGAGGTTCGTATTCCTCTAACTTTTTCGCTACATCAGGCATTTTCCGTAACCTGGCAATTTCTGCCATAAGCTCAAAAGTAATTTTAGGATCAACTTTTGGCCCAACCGTTTGCAGCATGAAAGCAAGTTCTTGAGCCTTTTGGTTATCTTCTTCTGCAGTAGATATGGTTAAGCGAAGATCAAAATTACCGGCTAAATCATCTCTCTTTACGGTTACAAACTCTTCGTTGGTAACTCTGACAACTTCCTCTTCTGAAAGGAATTGGGAATTAAGACTAAGAATTTTCCGCCCTATCTTGATAATTCCAGCAGCTAAACGACGAAGAATTGCCAGCTCTCTTTTACTTGCAGCATCCAAAGCACCGCGGATTCCCGTAGCAACATCACCCAATGCCTGGGAATTAATACCTGCACTAAATGCCTTTACCCCTGAAAAGCTCTCAGCATCGGTATTTTGCATAGTTAACATATTGTATGCCGACTGTGGAATTTCAGGATAAGTATGCTGGAATACCCCTACTCGCGGATCCACATTACCGTTGAATTCGTAATCCGCCCCTGACTTGAATCTTCTTGAATTGGTTATATCCAGAAAGTCTTTACGAATACCTGTCTGCCCTGCAGCAGACTTACCCATCAAATCAATTATTCCTCGGGTAACTGCACCAATAATCTTTTGGTTATCAACCAGCAGTTCACCGTCCGGCTCACCATAAACTGAACGCTTAACCGGCATTAACGGAACAAAGACAAAAGGAACTTCCTTATCCGGAAATGGGCTGGCTTCTAACCTAATAAGGGTATTATTTACCCAGGTTGCGACGAAGGGTTCTACAATACCTGTACCGTTAATATCCCAAAATCCCCAATACTCAGAAGCAACAAACCGAATCCGCGCATCATCTTTAAAATTGAAACTTCCTGCGTCTTTGCCTACTTCATGATCAGGTACATTCAAGGGAGATGCTTCATTAACTCTAATAGCATCAATGTTATGGTAGATACCTGCTTTGCGGAGTTCTGATTTGGATGTTTCAAAATTAAAAATTACAAAACGAGCTGCTTCAGCATCACCATTACATGAAGGATCTATAATGATATTTTTGTAGTCACATACAGATAACGTAGGCTGATTCTTAATTTCTATGGTTCGTTTTTCAATACGTGAACCAGTTTGGATAGGTATTACTACCTGTCCAGTTGACATCATTATTTCTATGGCTTGTTCAATACCAGGATTAACATAATCTTGATATTGACTTGGATTAGTATTCTTTAATTCAATAAGCGCAGCATACGGTTGAGCAGCTTGTCCTGATGGATCCAATTGAAATGTGTATTCAGGAACTTCTTCTTCAACTACTGCTTCTTCTGTTAACCAACCAACACGAACAATAACCGTACCTTCATTAACCGCGGTATGGACATAATCATCAATAAATTTAACTTTATTGATCTTGGTATTGAATTGGTTATTCAGGACCAATTCATTCTGCAGTGCTCTTGCCTTATCTTCAAATGTAACAGGTGAAACATTAAATAGATCACTGGTACTCAGAAAAGGTTCAGTTAATGCTGGATATCTCCATTCTGCCTGTTTCCGAATAAGTTTAGGTTGAACATTTGATCTATGCTTAACTTCAGGTATTGCGGCTTTTCCGGTAATGTGAAGATTATTCAACCAAGTATCTATCTTGGTTTTTTGACTAGAATGCTCAATAGCAGCATCTTCGTAATTCTGTTTTAATTCAGCTAAAGTTGGCGGATTCGCCCAACCAGTTTTAATAGGTGTTTCCGACTGCTCTATTTCTTTTAGATCAACCATTACATTCCATTTATATGAATAATGTATTTAAACAATTTCTATTATGTGGGAGTTTAATACCTAAATTTTTAAATAGCAAGACATTAATTAACTATAACTATAGGCAAGTTTTAACTTAATTATTAATGGCAAGTTGTACTTCGGCTATGGTATTTTAGGGGATGCTGTTTAGCGGAAGAACTAAGACACATCTCAGTTCATTGGGGATTAACTCAACAAGGAAGAAACTATGCCGAAAAAGAGGGATAGACGTTCATCACAACAACCACAACAATTTGGATCCTACGTATGTTCATTCAATCAACCTAAGCCACTGCAAGCAAAAAATAGACTCCAACAGCACTACATCGATTGTATTTACGAATCCCCGATTATCATTGCCACTGGTTATCCTGGAACGGGAAAAACCTATATTCCTGTCCGTATGGCTGCTGCTTTTTTAAAAGCAGGTAAGATTCAAAACATCACCCTGACCCGACCGAACGTATCCTCCTCTAAAAGCATGGGTCATTACCCTGGATCCAAGAATGAAAAGATGCAGAACTGGTTGGCACCGGTACTCAATGCATTAAAGGAAGAATTTCCAATACGTTCTATTGTCTTTATGGCCAATACAGATAACGGCCAAATTACCATGTGTCCTTTAGAATTGATCAAAGGACTCAGCTGGGACAATACCTTTGTTATTGTTGATGAAGCAGAAGACCTGACCATTGAGGAAATCAGGGCAGTACTCACCAGAATCGGTACAAATTCCACTATTGTCCTGTGTGGAGATATCCAACAAACCAACATCAGAAACTCAGGGTTGAGTACCCTGTTAAAGATGCGAGAATACGATCAACGTCTACAGAACCTTATCGGTTACGCTGATTTTAATGACTCTGCCGGTATCGTCAGATCAACTGCCTGTAAAGAAATCATCCTTGGTTTTGAACGGGCAAACCTCTAATAATTGAACCAAAAAGGAAAACTCTCATGATTCGCGGAAGCATACTGGATGAAGCAAAGACCATTATTAATGGGGAAAGACAGGATACCAACGGCAATCCGGAAGACTCTTTCAGGACAGTTGGGCAGCTCTGGAGTACCTATTTGAATGCTCGTTTTGAGGAAGATCCGATCGATCTCGACGGGAAGGATGTTGCATTACTGATGACTCTATTTAAGATTGCCCGGGAAACACATCAAGGCAAAAAGGATAACTTGGTGGATGCTGCAGGATATCTCGGACTGGCTGGGGACTTTCAAGAAGAGATAGAATGCAGTCTGTTAGAGGAGATTTTGGAGCACGGACAGGCTCAATACGGCAGATTCATGCACGAGCCCGGGACTTAATGGCATATCCTGGCTCTGAGCCAAAAGAGATAACCTACCGTAGATGTACCCATAAACATCCCCACTGAATAAACGCGGATAGCTGCCTGTTTCCAGGCAGCATCCGCTAGAGATGCTAAGGACCAAACGTCTTGGGAGAGAGCAAGATCAGCCCGAACCTTATCACCTAAAGTCTGTCCTATACGGTATTGACCATCATGAGCTTGACAGCTCAATGACCATTCTACCCCAAAAAATCCTTCAGGAGATAGAGTACAATATCGCATTATCACATCCCCAAACTTGTACGAATTTTACTATAAATTCCCAATAACAGCATAGAAAGCAACCCACCCACCCCAGCTACCAAAATAGTTTTTCTAATTGTTGATCCTGATTCAATCATCAAATTATCTACATGTCTATAAAAACGTAATGCTGCATGTAGCTGTTCTGGTTCAATACCCGAAAATTTACAATTGTGGTATTGGTAGTGTGCTAACTCTCGAGCTATTTCTTTAATTTCTTCTCGTGAAAGACGACTGTTTCGATATTCTTTATCGTAGAATTCATCATAATTTTTAGTATCTTTAGAAGAATCCATTACTCGGCCTTTAATCGCACAACCGCTGCTTCAATAGCTGAGTTGATCACCGCAGTGGTCATAGGTACACCAGCTGTCGTGAGATGTTGTTGGATAATCCCAAAGGCTGCATCACGCTTTTCAGCACCGGTACTCCCATCCATATTCAGGGCTACCGTAGTTACCGCCTCTTGGGCAGCTTTCATAAGGATTCTCCCACCTTCAGTAAGAAGAATGACAATGAAGGGGCGGAGAAACTCAAATACCTCGGACAACATAAATTTTACTTTATCGAGCCACATATCATAATCCTATTTTCTTCGTAGTTGCCGGCACAAAATAAAGATTCACAGCCATCAGAAAAGCCGCAATCCCCTCCACAAGATATTCTGTAAATCCATCCGGAATAAAAATATCCGGATATTGTTGACGAAGAAAATACACCACAAATCCGACGAGACCACCAAGAGCATTCGTTAAATTTTGCCCTCTCTTCCAAGTAGCCGGGTCACGTAATTCGTATCCCAACCGTAATGCGTTCAACGCTTTGATAACCACCACAGGCTCCTTTTGATTAATTTTTTTAATTTGGTTGACGGGATAACGAGTTTAATCATTGGCAGTTTTTGCTGAGATTTTTCTCGTGGTCCGGCATCCACTCTAAAATTCAGACTATCTACCGGATCACGTTGATCTAACGGGTTATACAAGAGCCTCTACCTGCGCCTTCTCCCAGGCAAATGCTGTCTGGACATGGGTCAAGATCGCAATCTCAATATCCGTAATATTACCTGCATGAAGAATAATATACCCATTAGTACATTTCCATGGTACCTCGGCAATCAAACCTCTACGGATCTTCTCACAGGTAGAATCTAGAATCTGTACACTTTCTCTATCAGTAGGAAAAAGCATACCCTGATAAGTTATACCGCCTGTTTCCATTGCATACCGTTGAGCAGCAATTGCGGCCTTCTGGGCATTGATCTCATCAGCAGCAATATCTGCAGCTGTACGCAGATCAAAGGGTTCAGTGGCATGCCCTTTAAGCAACCACCCCTGGTAGGCACCCCACATCCAAGAATCAGGACCAATACCACATTCACCAGTAGTAAGGTTGTTTACCTTGGTATGCTCTTTATTAGCATATTTATACATTTATACTCTCCTTTTAGAGTTCTGCATCTGCCCAGTATACCCCACCAGTAGCAGAATACGTACCTGCTGCAGTAACGGATACACGAAGCATAAAGTCACTTGCACTGCCAACAATATCCAGATAACTGCAGTTGGTATATGTAGGTGCTACAGCTATACCCATAACAGGTATCTTTCTCAAAGTAGTTGGAAAAGTACAGTATGCAACACGCTTATACTGTATGCCAGCATGTGCACTCTCATAAACCTCTTGCTCAGAGATAGGAGTTCCTTTCCAGTAATATCGCTGACAAAGTAAAGATTCTACAGCATAAGGTCTACTTTCAAATTCACTGGCTACTCTTCCTGCCTCCAGCTGTACTTGAGCAATATCAAATGTTCCTGATTGCTGTCCAAGCGAACTGGTGTAGGTATTGTAATCAGCTCCAGCATCAAACCAAAAACCAACACGAACACAGTCATTTCCGGTAGTTCCAATAGTTTTCCCACTTATGGACGGAAGATTAAAATTTACAGAATATTTTTTCCATGCAGTAGTCAAACTGAGTTTACTGGGTGTGATGAATACTTCACCAGAACCGCCACCATCACCAAAAAATTGAGAGAGGTTAACTGCTATAGATTTAACTGAATCTGCTTTAGCCCAAAATGACAGAGTAACGACTGAATCAGCAAATGTCTTAACACTCTCAACATTCTGAACCATACGGCAAACATTGCTGGCACCAGCTACACTTGTCACTACATGACGCAGGTAGTATGACGGATTACCGGGAACACTTGCCTGTCCTAGAGTAAATTCCTGTCTTGAAGCTGTTTTGGTGGATCCTATATTTTCACAATACCAGCGATCAGCACTCCCATAACCAGTTTCTGTCTGTGATCCACCACGTTGCCAGAAATCAAAGTTACCGTTGATTAATGCATTTTTACCGCTACTTCCTTTACTCGTAATATAATCCTCTGGCCTTACAACCATAATATCCTCCAAGGATAACTTAGACTAAATTAAGAATAACCCAACCAGTTGAAGAACCAGTATACATCAAGGTTACACGCATATTAGGACGATCAAGAATCATGTTTGAAGTAAGGACATCACCATGAAAGGTTAAACCTGTAGTCAAAATGGTACATACATTCGTAGCAAAAGTTCCTTTAAGATCACCAATAGCTACAATATCACCAGTAACTGGGCTATGTAGTGTTACTGTTTTTACTCCTGCAGAGGTATCCATCATATCCCCTCTACCTGCAGCAGTCGTTACATCAGCAGTTGATACAACCCAGTTAAACGGAGCTTCTACTTCTTCTGGTTCTGTTAAGGCAATCCAAGAAGTACCATCATATCCTTCAAACTGATCTAGATCTGTATTAAAACGCAGATACCCCTGTGATGGTGATACATCTCTATCTATGGTTCCCCCCACTGGAAGTTCTGCCGAGCCATCCCAGTTAGATTTTGTAACAGCATTTTCAATTACAAACGATGTTGAAGCAATTTGATTGGTATCTGTCCCAAAAGCTGCAGTAGGTACTGTGGGTACCCCAACAAGATTAACACTGTCTATGCCGATGGGGGCAGTAAGAGAAATAACCCAACTGGTAAAAGTTCCTGTACCGTTGATTAAATCAACCCATACAACAAGAGCACCAGTGGCACTATTGTAACTATCAATGATAGCATGCATCCAGTTTGCAGTAGGTGTCCCACCTGAAGCAATCATCAGAGACATGCCTGCTACAAAATTCTTTCCTGTCTCAATAGTAAAAGTAAGTTCACCCAGACCTATAGTATTAGATGTACTGCTACTTGCACTAGTAGACGGAGAACTGAATGCAGTTACCGCGGCAGCAGATGCTGTATTTGCAGATACCTCAGCCTCATCACGGTATCCCATCGCATCATTGGCATAATTTTCTGCAGCAATCGCCTGAGTTGTTGCGGTATTTTTAGCAGTATTTGCTGCATTAGCACTTGATATTGCCTCGTTTGCCCTAGCTGTAGCACTGACTGCTGAATTAGAAGCATTGGTTGCAAAGACACCTGCAGTATCTCTTGCCTCTTTGGTTTCGTCAGTCCAGGCAAGAACATCATTGTACAGGTTAATTGTATTTGTCAGATTATTTGAGGTTTGGTCTACGGCTTGATCAAGTACAGATTTACTGACTGTTACCGCATCAAGTAAATCCGTAGTTGCGCTAGTAAGATCATCTATTGTCGCCACTCTAGTATCTCCTTATTCAAATGCGTGATATTTGGCTACAATAGCCTGAGTCCTAATAAGGTTGTAAGCCATGTCAAATATACTGGCATCAATGGTTTGCTGCGCTTGACGTACTTCTGTAGCTGCAGCATTGATTTCGTCAATACCACCAAACATCTCCATCAACGTTGCTGAATAACCACTAATAATTTCTACGTTTTCATTTGTGGTTTGCGCTTCAGACAAAACTTCGGATAACCAGGGAAGTGCTCCCGATACATTAGCAATAATATCAAATTTAGTTCCAAGATATTTATCGGCGAGATACCCAGGATGATCTGCACTACAAGAGTCTATACCCATCCCTTTTCTCCAAAAATATTAAACTGGTTATTGTCATCTGCCGTCACATTATCTATTTCAATACGTTTACATTCAAGTTCATATTGATACAGGTAACTTCTAGCAGCACTACCTTCCGTTTCATCACCGCTAATAGCTTTATACGTATAGGCAGCAATTCGAGAATACAAGGCATCCAAAATAAAATCTGGGATATGAATATTAATATCCGCAAGATTTGATAAAGGATTAACTACAATTTTAGGGTGCTTTGCCCTGTAAACAATATGGAGTGACATAGGACAGCCACTTGTAGGTAAGGCGGATATGACATCAGGTTCAGGAGTAAAAACAGGGTAACATTGATTACTATCATTGATTGGCAGTTCTTCGTTTAATTCAGAAAATACCTGCTCAATTTTGATAATATCTTCCTTAAAAGGTTCGTGCTCGCTATCAATAATAAATTTTATTGGTTCAGTAGATTCACTATTACTACGAGCATATTTCTTTCTTAGCGGATATTTGACCATATTAGGATGAAGCTGAATAACAACTTCACCTGTCTTTAAAAGAAATCTCTTATGTAGAGCCAATAAAGCTAAATTAACGTATGACACTAATTTAGAATACTGGTTGGAATTAATTTCCTGTGTCTTAGGATCAACCATATTAAGGTTGCCTAATGCACCACTAGCTAAATCATCGAATAATTCTTGAAGTGTGAGCACAGTTTCCCCTTGATTAATTTAATTAATCAACTATAAAGCAAATTAATCTATTATGCAATATATGAATCTATACGCGAAACTATTTTCTCCTCCACATCCAATTCCCATATACCATTATCATTTTTTGATAATTCCACCTCTTCACTTGGTCGCCAGGTCGTAAGACTACCCAACATTGATATAGTATCAATAAAGTCATCATGTTTACTTTTAAACCCTGCGAGAGCAGCTAAGCTTAATTCATCATACAACTCAGCCATAATCGGCGTATTCTTCAACTCCACCGGAAAGAAAATCTGATGAGATTTAAAGAACGGCAATACAATGTTGAATCGGACCATCTTGTTTGTTGTTGGCTTAATCCCAGGAGCCCCTTTATTTCCATCTGAAGCCAGGTTGAAATAAATATTCCGATCGAGCATCTTCTCTTGGATCCAAGAAATAAAACCTGCCTGCTGCCCGCTGATCTCAATACCAACTTGCTGGGGATTCCACTTCTGAGCCAATCTAAATAAATCATCAATGTTCTTATTCATAAGCTGCTTCTGGCAAATCCCATCAACCCAGAACCAGAAACCTTTACTATTCAATGCCCACACCGAGATAACTGAAAAGTCACTGCTCTCCTTCTCTGAAGTAGCAAAGTCGGTGGTTATATAAAAATTGAACCGGTTCTTATTCTGCAGCACAGTGTCCCGCTTGTACCAGCTGATCTCACTGTCCAAAATAAGCCGCTCTTCTTCGGACATGATCCGCAGCATCAATTCCTGATTGAAGGTATTGATCTTCCCCAGGGCCATGGCCTTATCATATTTCCCCTTCACATAAGAATAGGGGAACCGATCGGGCCAACAGCTGACAAAATCCTCCTCAGCACAGGGAAATTTCTCACAGATCGGGTACACGTTGATTGCCCAGGCGCCACTCTCTATCGCTTTGTACAAAGGATCCCGGGCATTGAATGGGGTACCGCTCCAGATAACCTTCTGCTTTGTCGGGTGCAGGGCATAATCAATGGCCTTGTACACAGTGTCCTCAATCGAGGCGATCACCGTTGCCGATCGAGCATCCTCATCTGACAGGAGATCATCGAGGATCGCCAGCTGCGGACGGGTATTCAATTCCACCGTACCGCGAACGCCTGTTTTTGCGCCGTGACCTGTAACAACGAACTCATTGCCATCAGCATTCTTGAAGTACCAGCGGATATCCGTGAATCGAATATGGGGGATATACTCAAGCAAGAAGGGACTGTTTTCCCTTCTCCGCTCAAGCCTTAACCTCATCTTCTTGATACCGTTCTCAATACTGTCACTGACATACAGGGCATAATTGATCTTCCCAAAACCAGGAAGAGCCCCATACACCGCCAGGTACAAGAACAGGTATTCCGCCAGGATCGTGGTCTTGGCCGTACCCCTGGCACACATATTGGCAATATTTTGCTTACCACCAATAACCTGATCCAAGATTTGAAAATGAAAAACCGGGGTAAGATTCTCTTCCCCTTTTGGCCCATTCACCAACTTGATAAAATTGATAAACTCCAGGGCAAAATCAGAAGGAACATACGCAGGGTCTACGCTGTAACTGATGGTGTTGAGGTAACTTTCTACCGTGGCCTTTTCACTCATGAACTTCTTCCAGGGTACTCTCAACCACAAAGGTACTCTGGGCAATATCCAAAGCAGTAACGCCGGCAGCAAGTAACTTCTTCTGTTGTTCCACCAACTCCAGGGTAGTTGCCCGCAACGTATCAATTGTACTGTCTGGTTTCATCGCGATATCCAATTCCACCTTCCGTGTCTCGGGAGGCTTCAGATGACTCAGCAAACTGTTTGCCGCATCACACCTCACCTTCGGACTTACGTTGTCATCCACCATCAAGGCAGCTTGGACATTCAATGCTTTCTGAAACAACGGGGCATTCAGGATATGCGTGGGAATAAGAGCCTGCTCGAAGATCAGGTTGACCAGCTTACTCTTGTTATAAGCCGTGCAGTACGAGGCAATATCCTTCTTCGATACACCTTCTCTCAAGAATCTCTGATACTTGTCAGGGAAGGTCTTCACATAGGCATCAATATTAGATGACCCCATGACCTTGAACCCCACGTACTTAACTGCACTAATATAATTAGATAATTTAAATTTCCCCTGCTGCAGCACACTGGTGAAACTGAGGAGATTCTCCTTAAATATTTCCATGTGCTCGGTATCTGCCAGAGAATTATTAATATTATTAATTAGTTCCTGATTTACAGTATTTTTAATCTGCGCCGGCAACACACTCTTAAACTGCTCTTGCGTTAATAATTGTGACATACCTATCATCTTTAGTTGAATTATACTTTAAATCGATTATGGTATCGCCAATGTATAGTAATCAATTTTTAGAACTAATCACACTTTTAATTATCAATTACATTAATTTGACATTAATTGTGTATACCATAAGACCGTGCTCAAGCATCACCTATTAATGTCAATTTAATGTTTAAATCGTTGTTCTTATTAAACTTAAATTAGGTAAGTTATTATGTCTATGACCGTACACCAGTGGCAATCAACCCTTCAGGTAAAATGTTCTGTAATAATGGATGCATGTATAGACATGGTAGCTCACATGGATACTCTCGGGGATACTACAGATATTGAAACTACTGATATCGATGAATTGAGTGCAGTAACTACTGTGAGGATGCAGAAGCTGAGTCAGAAATTAGAGAGTTTATTTGAAGAGTCCGCTGCCTTTGGTGGGTGATACTACGTAGCACACCCTGTTAGTTATGCTTTTTGGTTCTACATAATATTATTTGGGGGGACGGGTGAGTATCTTCTCACTCGTCCAGGGTAGACGGTAACAGTGAAGGTTTAGTAAAAATTATTAAAATTTTTAGGAGTAAGGTTCAGGTTTTTCATATTTTTCTCATCTAGGTACGAAGGTAGTGCATCACTAGACGGGACTACAAAACCCGACCACCCCCCCGGGTACTTCTCCATCAGCTTTACAATTCCACAACACCCACCCCCCTTCAACTACCACAGCCACGCGCTCCGCGCATAACAACGGATGCAATCCCGTATCCACCACGCACAGCAACCACCAGTACTCCGGAGGTACTAACATGTGGCAAGCAATCGCTAAACTTTGGGTAACCGTTTCACTCATGCTTGAGACCATCAACTCAGGCACCCGTACCATCAACAACCTAGTCACCACCGCAGAAGAGCACAGCATCCACTTCAAAGAGGTCAGCCTCATCGAGCTAGCAGCTAAGAAGACCAAAGCAGAACGCGAAGCGGCTGCTGCTACTGCTTAACCTCTACCAGAGATCCCAGAGCATCGGGATCTCTACCTTTTTTTACACATACACATACACAACAACCTGAGATAGTTAGTTAATCTTTACTATATCATTAATCTACCAGTGACTCCCTCGCTCTTCGCTCGGGGGATAGTTATGAAGTAGATTTATATTGGTAGAAATGATGAGTGATTACCTTGAGTTAGTACAATATTTCAAAATCTCTCCCATTTCCCTATATCCTACACTGGTAGCAAACACTACCGATACGCTACCGATAACCTACAACTAACATTTCCCAACAACTAACCAGATGTTTTGAATACATCGGGTGAACAGTCGCAGACTGTTCGTCACTTCTCTCTTGCTCTGTTTCAAACAACAACAACAAGCTGCCGCTTGTAAGAGTGGATATGTCGTCCTTCTTCCTTCATTCCCTCAAACCAAGGAGATTCAATGAAAACTCAACACGTTGTAAAACTCACCGGTCATGTCAATGGTAGGCCGGCCAAAACTCAGCAGGCTACTGATGTGACCATGGTGTTCGTTGGTAATACCGACAACACTCCTGGTTACTTCAAGATCCATGAAGCAAAGGAAGGTTCACCTGTACTAGTTACACCAAAGGGAGAATATCCCCTGAAGTATAACACTGCAGGATATCTGGAACCTGCCGTGAATACACCAGTAAAGATTCATGTTTGCCTGAAGAAGATCACTGGCAAGCTCATCTACTGGGTATAAGCATACATCGATACCATCACCGCCGGTTAAGGGGTGATGGTGTCTTTCACTGGTATATAAACCTAACATTAAATAGGAGATAGTCATGAACCATACACCAGGGCCGTGGTCAGTTGAAAAATATAAAGAACCTTATAACAACCATTTGTACACCTACCATGTGCTTAATGAGGAGAGTTTGATCGTGGCAAAGTGCGGAACTGGTGATTTTGAAATACCAGATAACGCCAGGTTAATCGCAGCAGCACCGGAGATGCTGGAGGCATTGGAAGCAGTGCTCGGTTGGTACAATGGACCGACTGACATTGAGGCCATGATAAGGAAAGCAATCCTCAAAGCCAAAGGGAGATAGTAAACCCTACGTTGCACAGGCTCCGCCTGGTTGGGTGGATTGTTGTTACTTCAATTAATTCAACCAAAGGAGCCTGTCATGACCTGTCCAAATTGTGGTGGTTTCATCGTCGGTGACGGATGTAGCGTTGCCTTCCATTGTGAGAATG